CCTATTTCAGAACGTTTATTTGCCAAAATTAGAGGCAGATTCCCATCTGTGACTATTGGTGATGCCAGTGGTACAGTAACTGACCAACCAAGTCAAGCAAGATATTTTGATTTTGATTACAAGGAAGGGGCTAAAGTATTAGGAAAAGTAAGTGTATCATTAGATGAAAATGGTGTTGTTGTTTTGTTTAATACAGACATCATGGCTGAAGCAGATGAATCAGAAAAGAACAACTGGTACGAGTTTTTAAAAGAACTTAGATTCTTTGCTAAAAAGAATATGCTAAATTTTGATACAAGAGATATAACAAAAAGCAACTTAGATAAAAGGGACTATGCACACCTAACTAGAACTGCCGGAGACAAACAAATGAGTGAAAGTAAATTGTATGGTACTGCTAGAACAAGTTACGAAGATGTAGATAATGCACGTCTTGTTCTTAAACATACGCAACCAATTAATCAAGAACTACCAGCAGGTAGAACACAACACGTACACAGCATTTATATTGAAAGTGCTGATGGCGAAAGATACAAATATCCATTTAGACATTTAAATGGTGCAAGAGCGTTAGCACGTCACGTCTCCAACGGTGGTAACCTTTATGATGACTTTGGTCAGCACATTGTTAATATGTCTGAAGAATTAAACAAACTACGTCAATTTAGAACTTACATGAATAGATCAGCAGTAATGGCAGAAGGACTGAAAGGCTATTTAGATATTGTTAGTGAAAGAGTTGAAACTATCAAAAACGAAGTTCAAAAATTACAAAGACAAAATTATTATACAGAAGCAACAAAAGATTTTAAACCAGTAGTAAAAGAAGAAGTTCCAGAAGATTTACAAAATGCTTGGGTTGATGAATTAACTATTAGAACATTTAACGAAGAACTTAAATCTGTATTCCCATACATTTATGGTTTAGTACAAGAAAGAAATCAAGTTCAAGAAATGGGTCCAGAAGATTTACTTGGCGAAAAAGAAGCACAAGACAATATGGGTTTCTCAGATAAAGAAATTAAAATGGCTTATGGCGTACTAAATGATCCAAGATACAAAGGCGGTAACTATTCAGGTGCTGTTGATACAATTGAAAAGATTGCAAAAGGACTTTCAGACCATCCGGGTGTTAAGAAAGCACTACAAAGAACAAACGAAACCCCAGAAGCAGATTTTGAAAAAGCAATGAATTCAATTGTAAGCGAAGAAGAAGATCAATTATTTGCGGGTGGCGATAAACAAGAAGAAGCACTTGGCAAACTTAATAACTTAATGGCTGAGCATTTCCCAGCAGGCATTAATGGTGCAAACGCTATCCAAAGTTTAAAAGGTGTAATTGATGATCCAATGCTTTTAGATATGTTTAAAAAGGTAGGACAAAAAGATGCAGATTCAGACGTTCGTCCTTTAGTTATTAAGTATGTAAAAGGTAAAGATCCACAAGTAGCAGAAAAAATTGAGCAAGGTGAAGTACCTGCTGAGCCAACAGCAGAACCAGAAGCGGTTCCAGCAGAAAGCGAAACACCACAAGAAAAAAATAATAAAATGAGTGACTACGATGCTAAAAAGAAGGCATTACAAGACATTCAATCTGATCCTAATACAAACAAGGATCCAGAACTTAAAAAAGAATTGATGCGTAGAAAGGCAGAATTAGAAAAGACAAAAGAAGATAAGTCATTATCTTCCAAAGGCGAAAAACTAGAAGAATTAGTAAAATCATATTACGACTACACAACTAACGCTTTTCCAAAAGGTGAAACAGCAGTATTAGTTGCGTGTGAAAAAGAATTTGGTGATAAGAGTGTACCATTTGCAGAAAAGATGATAGGTCGTTTACTTGCTGGCAAGGATAACGAAATGGAGCGTGTCAAGAAATTGGCAGGCCTGTAATCACTTTTCGATAAAAAACCACTTGACTTTACTAAATATTTCTAGTAGTATATATAATATGTGCTACTAGATACGAAGGCACTTAACAGCGAAGGCTTAAATTTATAGGAGGCTTATTATGGCAACATTAGCAGAAATTCGTGCAAAACTAAAAGAGCAAGAAGCAAATACTGGCGGCAATCGTTCGTCAGGCGGTGGCGACAACGCAATTTACCCATTTTGGAACTTGAAGGAAGGCGAAACGGCAACGTTACGTTTCTTACCTGACGGTGACGAAAATAACACTTTCTTCTGGCAAGAACGTTTGATGATCAAACTTCCATTTGCTGGAATTAAAGGCGAGACAGACTCTCGTCCAGTTCAAGTACAAGTACCATGTATGGAAATGTATGGCGAAACTTGTCCAGTACTTTCAGAAGTACGTCCTTGGTTTAAAGATCCAAAACTTGAAGACTTAGGTCGTAAGTATTGGAAGAAGCGTTCATACGTATTCCAAGGTTTTGTAACTGACAACCCACTTACCGAAGATACTACTCCGGATAATCCAATTCGTAGATTTATCATTGGCCCACAGATTTTCCAAATCATTAAGGGTGCATTGATGGATCCAGATATGAACGAGTTGCCTACAGATTATACTGCGGGTGTTGACTTTAGAATTACAAAAACTTCTAAAGGCGGTTATGCAGACTACTCAACATCAACTTGGGCTCGTAGAGAGCGTCCATTGTCTGAAGATGAGTACAAGGCTATTGAAGATCATGGGTTATTTAATCTTTCAGATTACTTACCTAAGAAACCTTCAGAAGTTGAAGTCGAAGTTATCAAGAAGATGTTTGAAGCATCTGTTGATGGCGAAGCATACGACATGGATGCGTTTGGACAGTATTTCCGTCCAGCAGGCGTAGCGGCACGTACAGGTGATCCTGTAAAAGCAACTACACCAGCACCAGCAACACCAGTCACAGAAACTGTAACTGAAACTGCACCAGCGGCAGAACCAGTAGCAGAAACTGCGGCGGCACCAGCAGGTGATAACAAGGCGGAAGACATTCTAGCAATGATCCGTTCTAGACAACAGTAATTTATATAGGGGTTGTCTAAGGGCAACCCCATTATAAAAGATTAAGGAGAAGTAATGGCTAACAAAGCATTTGACGTTTCCAAGTTTCGTAAAAACTTGACTAAGTCTATTACAGGCATGAGTGCGGGATTCAACGATCCAACTGATTGGATTAGTACAGGTAATTATGCACTCAATTATCTTGTAAGTGGTGACTTCCATAAAGGTGTTCCACTTGGTAAGGTAACTGTATTTGCAGGCGAGTCAGGAGCAGGTAAATCATATATTTGTGCAGGTAACATTGTTAAAGCCGCACAAGAACAAGGCATCTTTGTAGTTCTAATTGACTCAGAGAACGCACTTGATGAAGCATGGTTACACGCACTTGATGTAGACACTTCAGAAGATAAACTACTAAAACTTAATATGTCAATGATTGATGATGTTGCAAAAACAGTATCAACATTTATGGCAGATTACAAAGCAATGGACGAAGAAGAACGTCCTAAAGTATTATTTGTTATTGACTCATTGGGTATGTTATTAACACCCACAGACGTTGATCAGTTTAGTAAGGGTGATATGAAAGGTGACATGGGTAGAAAACCTAAGGCACTTACAGCACTTGTACGTAACTGTGTTAATATGTTTGGTTCACACAACGTGGGCCTAGTAGCAACTAATCATACTTACGCATCTCAAGATATGTTTGATCCAGATGATAAGATTTCAGGTGGTCAAGGATTTATCTATGCATCTTCAATTGTTGTAGCAATGAAAAAACTAAAACTAAAAGAAGATGAAGATGGTAACAAAGTAACTGATGTACGTGGTATTCGTGCAGGTTGTAAGGTAATGAAAACAAGATATGCAAAACCGTTTGAAGGTGTGCAAGTTAAGATTCCTTATGAAACTGGTATGAATCCATACAGCGGTCTTGTTGATCTTTTTGAGAAAAAAGGTATGCTATCGAAAGACGGAAATCGTTTGAAGTATGTAACTAAGAGCGGTGAAGAAATCAAAGAGTATCGTAAGGCATGGGAAGCAGGTGGTCCATTATTAGATCAAATAATGAACGAGTTTTCAGATGAAGACGCACCTGTAGACACTACAGTCGAAACTGAAACCGAAGAAACTGTAACTGAATAAAATAGTATGACGATTATAAATACCGTAGATAATTTATAGGAGACAAATTCTATGGAATCAGGTTCACAAGTAGTAGACATTTGGCAAACGTTTAAAGAATATGTAGACAAGAAGCATATTGAAACTATTGCTGAAAAATACGTAGACGTCTGTGCCGATTATGGTACGTCAGACGAATCTTTTAGAGATGCTTTAGGCACTTGTAATCATTTAGACAAGGCTATTGGGTATTACCTAGAAGAGGACATTGACGAAGATGTCTACGATGATGAGGATTACGATTAATGGGATGGTATTCAAAAATTGCTAAGGATATTTCACAAATTCCTAATGCTATTGATTATTACGAAACCGAACTACTCGAAGCCAAAAAAGAGTGCCGTGTATACGGGAATATCGAAAAGGCTTCTGCAGAAATGCCAGGGTTAGTTGAACAGCGTTTTAATCAATTACAGGAATTAGAGGCAATTTTAGAATACCTGAACATTGAGTTGAGACGTCTGCGTAGCAGTTTCTTTAAAAAATATTTAGAGAATTATCAACGTGCTTTGAGTAGCAGAGATGTAGAAAAGTATGTTGACGGCGAAGCAGACGTAGTAGACATGGAAAAAATCATCAACGAATTCGCATTAATGCGAAACAAATGGTTGGGTATAACAAAAGGACTCGACCAAAAACAATGGCAGATTACTAACATTGTTAAACTGCGTGTAGCAGGTATGGAAGACGCAAGTCTTTAATTTTTAACTACAGGAAATATTATGTATCAACATCCAGGCGCTAGACAAGCGATTCAAAAATGGGATTCACTACCCCATGTCACTTTTATTAATAGAATCGGTGACGAAGTTGCAGATGACGGAGGATGTGCCATCGGCGGTGAGTTTGTACAAGTAGATTCAAAAGATCTTTTTGCAAACAAAAAAGTTGTTATCTTTGGATTACCAGGAGCATTTACTCCAACGTGTTCAAGTGAACAACTTCCTAAGTACGAAGAAATGTACGAAAAGTTTAAAGATGCAGGTGTAGATGAGATTTATTGTGTATCCGTTAACGACGGATTCGTAATGAATGCTTGGGCCAAACAACTTGGTGTAGAGAAAGTTAAATTACTATCAGACGGTAATGCAGACTTTACACACGGTATTGGTATGCTTGTTAACAAAAGACATTTAGGATTTGCTAATAGAAGTTGGCGTTATTCTTTATTTGTTGACAATGGCATTGTCCAAGAAGCATTTGTAGAACCAGGCTTTAACAACGAAGGAACTGACATGGATCCTTACGAAGTTTCAGACCCTGAAACAATGCTCCAATATATTGAGGCTGAAAATCGATAACTGTTAAATAATACTATGAAGAGCGTAGTATTAGTAACTGGTGGATTTGATCCATTACATTCAGGACATATTGATTATTTTAAGGCCGCAAAAGAACTTGGCGACAAGTTAATTGTCGGACTAAACAGTGACGAATGGCTTACCCGTAAAAAAGGTAGGCCATTCTTAACTTGGGAAGAACGTGCTTCTGTTATCGGTGAACTAGCGTGTGTTGATCGTGTAATTAATTTTAACGATGACGACGATAGTGCTACTGATGCAATTCGAAAAACACGTAGTCTTTATCCAAACATAGAAATTATTTTTGCCAACGGCGGAGATAGACAAGCCGATAACATTCCAGAACTATTTGACGACAACACAGGCGAACTAACATTTGCATATGGTGTTGGTGGCGATAATAAAAAGAATAGTTCAAGTTGGATATTAGACAACTG